CACCCGCCAACACAACGAGAGGATAATGCGGAATTACAAACATAAAATGAATCGCTACCGCCTGCCCCCGGAGAGATACAGGGAGCTTCATGCTTTCTGCATCGCCTCCGGGCGTTGTGATATTATTCATACTGCGGCTGTGCAGGCATCTGACAAGATCATGGCAGAATACATTATCCTCCACGTTACCACCAACGAATGGAAGTGGAGACGCCTGGAAGCTGTCGGGATCCCCTGCTGCGGAGATACCTTCCGCCTGTACCGTGCCCGCTTTTATTATCTGCTCAACACTCTGCTCCCGGAAACGGGGCGAATAAACGTAACAACTAATGAGGTACACTAATGGCAACGCGCAGACAACGGGCAGATCACCAGGGCCCACACCGCTCAGTATATGAGCACAATAAACAGATCGTCTTAAAGACGCAGACAGTCTGTGCCATCTGCGGACAGCCGGTGGACAAGCGCCTGAAGTGGCCGCATCCCCTGGCTCCGACCGTGGACCATATCATACCAATCAACAAGGGCGGCCATCCTTCAGATCTGAGCAACCTACAGCTGGCACACTTCCTCTGCAACCGTAAGAAGTGGGATCGCATGGCCGTCAGTGAGCAGACTTTCGAATCACAGACAGCGCTTATAACTAACAGGGACCTTCCCCAAACTTTGAATTGGGCACAATACCGAGCGAAGAAGTAGCGATATGGGGGAGAGGACCCCCGGGGATACCCGGGCGACCTTCATCCCCCGCTGTCTGTACGGATTTTTCCACGCAATTATTAACCGTAACCAAGGAGGCCGAATGTACCGCATATGCCCAATTTGTAATTCTGGTTTCGATGCCAGGACGAACAATGAAAGGTACTGCAGCAAGACCTGTAAAGTAAAGGCTATGAATGATAAAGCCTATGCGAAAGCAGGAAAGACAGCAGTCCATGAAGCAAGAAAATGTGAATACTGCGGCGGCGATTTTGTGAGCACAAGACGTGACCAACGCTTCTGTTCTGCCCGCTGCCGTGTTGCGAATAACAGGAGGCTTAAAAAGCATGAAGGGGATTGAATATCTTCGGAGAAAGCTGAAGGAGAAGCGCGGAAGGGCGTTGCTCCGATATGGATATTATGACATGAAGCACTGGGCGCCTACGGTGGATCCGACCATGCCCAGGGATCTACAGAACTGCCTTGGAGTCATGGGGTGGTGTGGGAACGCTGTTGACCAGCTGGCAGATAGACTGGTTTTCAGAGAGTTCCGCGGTGATGATTTCGGAATCAATGAGTTCTTCACGGCGAACAATTCCGACATCTTCTTTGATTCTGCTGTCCTTGGCGCTCTGATCACTGCATGTGATTTCGCTTATGTCTATGAGAAGGCATCCGGCATGCCCGGTCTGAGAGTGATTGACGGAACAAACGCCACCGGCGTGATGGATCTGAACACTATGCTTCTGACAGAGGGTTATGCTGTTCTGGAAGTTGATCAGAAAGACAATCTGCCCACGCTTGAGGCATACTTCCTCCCTGATCAGACTGATTATTATGTCAACGGCCAGTATGACCACACAGAGGAGAATCCCGCTGGTACTCCTTTGCTTGTGCCCATTGTGAACAGGCCCGATGCAAAGAGGGAGTTTGGCCATAGCAGAATCAGCCGTGCCTGTATGGGATACATGAATAGTGCGCTTCAGACTATCCGTAAATCAGAGATTGCGGCATACTTCTACAGCTATCCTCAGAGATATGCCCTTGGATTCGATGCCCCGGAAGATTTCGATAAATGGAAAGCATCAATGACAGCTATTCTGACCATAGGCAGAGATGAAGGAGAGAACCTCCCTCAGGTCGGCCAGTTCCCGCAGCAGTCCATTACACCTTATTCCGATCACCTCAAGATGTTTGCTTCTCTATTTGCCGGAGAGACCGGGCTCACCATGGATGACCTGGGCTTTGTGCAGACAAATCCGTCAAGCGATGATGCAATCCAGTCCAGCCATGAGGCCCTGCGGCTGAAGGCCCGGAAATCACAGAGAGGATTCGGGACGTGCTTCAAGAATGTAGGCTATACGGCATCCTGCCTCAGAGACCGCATGCACTATGATCGTTCTGCTTTTGCGGACCTTGTGCCGGTTTGGGAGCCTATCTTTGAGCCAACAATGAGCAGGATCGGAGCCCTGGGCGATGCAGCATTCAAAATCAATGAGGCAATTCCGGGCTATGTTGACACGAATACTATCTACGACTTGACCGGTATCAGGCCGGCAGAGGGAGTGACCAATGGCACAGGAAATGGAGGATCAGCTGGCGCAGGAGCTCTGGGGAGCTATTTCAACGGAGTTTCAGAGTCGAATGATGAAGGACAGGCGGCTGGCGAGACTGAGTGACAAGGTCAACAAGGGCATTGCAAGCTATAAGGATGTTGCAACCGTAGCGGAAAGGGTAGGCACACACTCTGCGCGGTCTTTGAAGAAGGTCATAACCCCATCTGCTGTCCCGGACGGAGTAATGACCTGGAATATTGCGGAAAAGACAGTGGGCAGACAGGCGCGGCTGCAGTATGATCTGATTTCCGATACAGCCAAGGCAGTCCAGAAGAGTCTTAACAAAAAGGCCGGTCTGAGTCTGCGTGAAGCTGTCGGAGAATTTGACGAGGACAACATCCGTGAGATCCTCGGCCGGTTATCCTCCGGGGAGAGCCTGAAAGACTTAACCTGGCTGCTTGATGATCCCATCATTCGGAACGCCATGTCTGTAGCTGATTCTGCTATCCGTGCCAATGCGGATCTTGAGCGCAGGGCTGGCATGAGGCCCACCGTCATCCGTATAGCAGAGTTCAATGCCTGTGCGTGGTGTGAAGACCTTGCCGGGACCTATGACTATGAAGATGTAAGAGATAAGGGCAATGAGGTCTGGATGCGGCACAATAACTGCCGGTGTCATATCCTTTTTGACCCCACCGAATCGAGATATGGAAGATAAACGCTACGGGCGCCAGACGCCAACCCTTGCAGCCGTTCTGCCCTATGAGAAATCTATGGGCAGTGCGGCTATTGATTTATATAACAGATCTAATTACACCGCCATGCCGTGGGAGGAGCTGATTGTTGAGGATATGATGGCCATCAACGATGACGGCCTTTGGGTCAACTCCCGTTTTGGTTATTCGGTCTCCCGTCAGAACGGTAAGAACGAGTGCATTACCATCCGGGAAATGTATGCACTGGATAACGGCGAGGGGGTCCTGCATACCGCACAACTGGCAATGACATCCCACAAAGCATGGGAGAGGCTCTGTGCCCGCCTTGACAATGCCAAAATGCCCTATGAATCCATCAAGGCAATGGGTAAGGAATCCGTCACGTTTGAGAACGGCGGCAGAGTTGAGTTTCGAACAAGGACCAGTCTTGGCGGCATGGGCGAATCCTTTGATGTACTTATCATTGATGAAGCACAGGAATATACAGCTGATCAGAAGTCTGCTCTCCAGTATGTTGTAGCAGCGTCCCGGAATCCTCAGACAATTTACCTGGGCACGCCTCCCACGCCCCACAGCAAAGGTACTCTGTTCCCCCGCTTCCGGGCCGATGTGCTCACAGGACAGACAGAGAACGCCTCCTGGGAGGAATGGGGCATCGGAGAGAAGCCAGCTGGCAAAGAGGATATTGAGATATGCAAGGACCGTGACCTGTGGTATGAGACGAATCCTTCACTGGGCTATACCATTCTGGAGCGCACTATTGCGGATGAAATTGGCGATGATTTGAACGACTTCATCATCCAGCGCCTGGGCTACTGGTTCAACTACTCTCAGACCTCAGCTATTTCCAAGAAAGCATGGATGGCACTGGTCCCGGAAACTCTGCCCATGTTCACCGGGCAATTGTTTGTTGGAATCAAATACAGTAAGTCCACAGAGGGCGGCGGGTCTGTTTCCATGGCCATTGCCGTCAAGACCACGGACGGGCACACATGGATAGAAGCTATTGACTGCCGGAGCCGCAATGAAGGAGACGCGTGGTTGCTGGAGTTCCTGCAACAGGCAGACTGGCGGGCCTGTGCTGTGGATGGCTCTCCTGGGGCCGTACTGGCCGAGGAAATGAAGGCCAACCGAATCAGCAAGCCTATCCTCCCACGGGTGCAGGATATCAAGGACGCTAACAGCATGTTTGAGCAGGGCATTTATGCGGATGCCATCCGCCATTCCGGGCAGCCGTCACTTGTGCAGATTGTCGGAAACTGTGACCACAGGGCAATAGGCACAGACGGAGGATACGGCTACAGGGCGCAGATTGATGGCATGGATGTCACTCTGATGGAATCCGTTGCTCTCGCTTACTGGCTCTGCATGACCACCAAAGAGAAGAAAAAACAGTCATTCTCATATTGACGGGGCGAACTTTACCCGGAACCATCATGGTATATTCATTATGGTTGGCGGTACTTTCGTGCTCTCCACGAAACGAATTGGCGGCAGGGGCTTATCCTACCGCCTTTTTGTATGCTCTAAACGGGGCGAACTTTTTTTGTATGGTCTGGCATATGATATAAGCACGGAAAGCCCCGGTTAAGAGCGAAAGGAGAATACATGAGCGAATTTACCCCAATCACGACACAGGAAGACTTTAATGCAGCTATCCAGGGACGCCTGAAGCAGCAGGAAAAATCTATCCGTGCAGAATATGCTGACTATGCCGACCTTCAGAAACAGGCCGCCAGTTTTGCTGATAAAGAAAAAGCCTATACCGACCAGATCGCGGCTCTCACAGGAGAGCGTGACAGTGCCAGGCTTTCTCTGTCCAAGGTCGAAGCCGCCCGGAAGTATGGCATTAATCTGGATGACGCAAAGCGTCTGACAGGATCTACAGCAGAAGAAATCGAAGCTG